GTGTGAAAATGCTTTTAAAAAGATTATTCAGTCATGTAGGTTTTTTCCAAAACCGGTTGATTTTATTGAAATATTAAACGGAAAAAAACAAGATCAGGCTACAATAGCCTGGATAGAAGTTCTAGGCGCCGTGAAGTCAATTGGTAATTATCAGAGCGTAAAGTTTTCTAATCCGGTAATTCATTCAGTTATTAACGCAATGGGTGGATGGGAGAATCTAGCCGCAACAATGACGATTGATGAAGAGAAATGGAAACAAAAAGAGTTTGAAAAACTTTATCAGGTTATGGAACGGCGAGGGAATCATCCTAAATATTTAGCAGGAGCACATGAGAATTCTAACACGCCGTCAATGATTGCAGCTTATGAAGATCGTACTGGAAAAAAATTCAATCAAGAAATAATTGAAATTGGATTTGAAGAACAAAAACAAATAAGTTCATGAGGTGAATTATGCCGGACGTAGTGCAAGAAGAATTAAATAAATATGGCTGGCCAAGTATTAAGATTTATTACGGCGAGTACAAAGGAGAAAACAAGTTTGTAAATCTGACCGTAAAACAAGCCGCCGCGGTAGCCGATAACATCGACGCGATTTATCGGTTTGTGGATAAGCATCAAAATAATAAAGTTTGGAATCCGGGGAAATGAAAATTACAACTGATATTTATTTGATATTTGCATGATTTTACATTTGATATTTATTTGATATTTAGGGGAGTATTAAAATTGACGAAATATAGAGATGATGTTTGCAGATTGGGAAAATGTAAAAATCACCCATGTGGCCATTTATGCGCTCCATTGATATTTATCGATGGCAATATTAAATCCAAAGAGGTTTTATTAAGTAATTTTTTAACAAGTCCACAAAATTTAGCATATAAAAATTACAACGAAACAATCGCAGAATTATCAGAGTATGTGGAAATCAGGGAAAAACGCAGAACCGAAAAACTTGAATCTATTTTATCTGAGCCGAACACTAGAGAAAAATTGATTAAATTAGCTTTACTGGCTCACTATTCGCAGCAGGAGATAGCTAAATATTTTCGACTGACCGAGGCCAGAATAAGCCAGATAATAAAAAACGCCCCATAAGAGGGCGTTTCTTTTCTCCTTTTTATTTCAGGGTTATTTTATTCAGGTTAGTCCAGCGTTCACCGGTTCCACTAACAGGAACTACCAGCAAATCAGTTCTGCCGAAGCTAATACGCACATCTTTAATTACTATATTAATTGACATTCCAGGCGTTTTGCGTGTCGGCCTGTCAATGACCATTACTCCCTCTTTGCCTATTAAGTTATTAAGTTCGTCCTTTGTCATTTTATTCTCCTTATAGAATTTATCTTTGTCTTTCTGTTTGATTTTGGGGGTTTAATTTACATCCAACTATGCTTGAGCGCATATCCGCCGTCACTGTCCGGCTTACCATTTCTGTTTCCGTGGGGTTTTGGCGTACCTTTTGGCCATATAGTTTTCCCCAGATTATAGACAACTGAAAATCCCATGTCCATTCCGCAGCCGGAAACACGCAACCCGGCGTTATTTCTGTCGTGGGGGTAAATGTCCATGATCCTGTTTATGTACCAATCGAGACAAATGAGTTTGTTCTTTTTGATTGCATAAAACGATAGGCGACGCATCATGCCGGAACTGGAAACATGGCGGCAGATACAATGCACTGTATCGCCCGCTCTGAGTATTTTTTTTATGTTCTTGATTGCCTCTTTTTTGTTTTCTTCCGCTTCAATTTTCTTATAGTTTTTCATGGTGTTTCCTCCCTTTAGTTTAAGTTTATGGTTTACCGTTTTTGATACAATCCCGTTTCAATCCGTCCGTAACATTCCACATAATCGGGTAATTGTTTTCACGCTCGTATAAGTGAACGATATTTTTATACTCACTTCTTTTAACATAAGCTAAAGGGATAAAACTGTTTTTAAGCATTGATTCGAGTGCGGTCTGCCGGTAATGTTCTCCATATCCATAAGCCATAGGGCAATAAATCTTTTTACCATCTTTAACTCTGGTAATATTTACGCTGTGATAAGTATTTCCGTTTACCTTATCAAACCACCTGACCGCATTTGCTACAAACTTAATTTTATTCATTATCAATCCCCCTTATAGATAAATATTAGTTAATACAATCAATCCTACTGCCGCCAATACCACCGCCGCGCCGAACATATACATCGGCAGACTATTGAGTGCCTGTTCCACGTTCACCTCTTCGATTTCAAACTCTGTTATTATTTTGTCACGCTCCGGGCAAGTCGAGCATTTGCCGTTGGTGTAGCAATTTCTACATGTTGTCATGGTGTTATTCTCCTTTTTAATTCTGATAAAGTTTTCATGGTTATTTCCTCCTGTTTGATCTTAATCGGCCTTCCGCTTTTACCGAGAATAGAAGCCGGTGATGAAATAATTGGTTCAGGTTTTCCGCCCTCTTCCCACATTTCATCAAATATTTCAGAATCAGTATCATATTCCGTGCTGCCGATCCCTTCATCTGTAATCATACGGATAGTGCGCCCATCCTTATGGCGTATCCCCTCAAATTTACATCCGCCGTGGTGTTTTACTTCATCTGCTCCAAATAAATTTAAGGCATCGGTAAGATGTGCACCAACTGGGGAATTTTCGTTATACCATTTTTTACTCATGATGGAATCCTTTCTACTCTTCAATTATAAGGTTCGCTTTTTTAGCTGCCGCAATCATCATTTGCTTTTGGCTCTCCGTCATTGTGCGTCCGCCGACCGGTTTGCCATCAATAAAATTTACCCCGAAATAGGGCTGTGCTTCTGTGGAAGAAATATGATTAATGATAATCTCATATTCTTTCCCTTCTTCTCTTTTTATTATCAGGCTTGTTTTGTTTCCGCTTGTGATCTTCATTTTTTTAAACCTCCTATTTGCATGATTTTTTTTGATTTTATTGATTAAATCTATACCTATACCAGGTATAGGTATAGACGGCTAATCACCATATCCCTCAGTTGTCTGATCATCCATCCAAGCAACTAGTTCTTTGATCGACCAATTTTCAAGCGCCGCTTTTTGGGGGATAGTTAAAACGTAATTACCGTAATTATCCTCAATTTCCCTGCCCCTACCGCGCCGAAAAACAGAAATTTCCAATGGCAGGGCGGAAAAATAATCAGCAATTATTTTTTCTTCCGCGATAGCGGCCTGTTGTGCGGCATAATTAGCCGCCTGAATTTCTTCAGCAACTTTCATTTCGGCCCATTCCATTTCGGGTACTTCCCTGATGAAGAAATTTCCCGTGGATTTGCCACGGGAAAATCCTTTTTCAGAGGTGTAGCCGACGTGCCACTCCTCTACTCGTCCGGTAGAGGGGTTTATGACAAATTTATTTCTCCCTCCGTATCCCATTATACACCTCCCTCCAGCGTCACTTTGTACGTTACGGCAGGCTTTGCGTACTGCCGCACCTGCTCAATAGTTAGTTCTGCCCCGCGCAGCTCGGCAGGAAGAACTAACGGAATCTCCGTGAAGCTCTCGCATAGGCAGGAAAGGGAGTGGGGCAACACACCACAAACCCTTTTCCCCGCCACGGCCTCTGGTGAGGCGTGGCTAATTACTTCTGTGAGAGAGTCAGCCAGGCCGATCTCCCTCAAATATTCTACCAACCCCGGATGTCGGGTAACGATTATGTCAATTGTATTTTTCATGTTTTTTTCCTCCTGTTTTATTTTTGTGATTATATACAGCAATACACATGCCAACTATACTATATAATGTATAATAATATGTAAGTAGTTGATTAATAAGGCAATAAAAAATAATTAGGGGTACAATATATAAGTTTACATAAGTTAAAATCCGGCAATAAATGTCGAATTAAAACATAAAAATAAGCAAATAAACGATAATAACTATTACAAATCAATGCTTTGACAAAATTGTCGAATAAAATAGCGTTTTGGCAAGAATTGTCGAATAATTAATCAATATTAAATGATATTAATTAATATATATGTTGTGCGTATCAGTCAACCTGCATTTAAGTCAATAAATCACGCTAACATTATAATATATAATATTAATTGAGGTAAATTAAAGATTAAAATTTAATTTCTCCCCTATATATATAATAGATAAGTACCGCCGCGTGTCCGCCGAGAGCGATAGCGGCAAGGCGGAGATAATGAGAGTACAAAAACGATGATAGAACAACCAGTAAAAGAGCCAAAACTGGCTCCAAAAACGATACAGGCCATGCAGTACGTTGATGCAGGATTAACACCGAGACAAGCCCTGCAAGCAGTTAATCTGAAAAGCAATATCTCTAACCAGGCAATAAGCAAATTCAACGCTAAATATAAAAAATACAGCTTAACAACACCAAAAATGCAAAAATTAGCAAGCAAGGCGTTGCAGGATTGCCTCAGCGATAAGCCAATCAACGGAGAGATATTACCTAGTTATACCAATAAGATTGCGGCGGCCAGTATGGTTTATGATCGCATTGAGCCAGTAATCCGGCAAAATCTGAACATCAATGTTGATGTTCATCCAGTCGATTTGAGCAGGTGGAGCAACCGTATATCTGTGGATAATTCACAGATTATAGCTGTTGATAAGTAAGCAATCGTTAAAAACGTAATAAAATCAACACTAGTAAGTTTACATAATACAGGTTATAGGACACGTTTTGAAGTAAGTTATTGAAATCAGGTAAGTTAATTCTAATGCACAAAAAACAGGCAAAACCAAAGTGGTAAAACAATTAGGGTGCAAATAGTATGATGTGATTATGGGTAGATTATATCATTGGTGAGGGTAGGTTGCCAGCGGTACGATGATGTGAGTCCCAGGTGCTCCGGTGGGTGTGTCTGAGGAGGAGGAGGGGTGGGGGGAAAATCTTATGGTTCGTGGTGTTGTGGTGATAGTCCCCATTCCAGTACGCGCCAAATTTTTCAAAAACGGGTTTTAGGAGTTTTGCATGGGTTGTAAGAAAGGTAAGAAAAAGCTAAGAAAGGCAAAAAGAAGCGTGGTAAATAGTAGTTGGTTGCTACTTAAGAGATGACTTTAAACAAAAGAGACTATAGTCATCGGTCTGTAAGGAGAGAAAAATGATGTACAAAGACAATTTTATAGTGGTAGTTAGGTCTAGTGGAAGAATCATGCGGGAATTGGACGGGGTTGTAAAACTTCCGTTCGGTTCAGAGTATGAATTACTTCTAAAGAACAAGGATTCACGGAAAGCGGTGGTTGGTGTTGAGATAGATGGTGTTGATGTTTTGTCGGGTAGGGCATTGATAGTTCATTCCAATTCACAGGTTGAGTTGAAGGGTTTTATGGATGGGATGACTGTTAGAAATGCATTTAAATTCATTCACAAGACCCAACAGATTGCCGATCATCGTGGTGACAGGATAGATGATGGTTTGATAAGAGTATCCTTTAGGTATGAAAAGACCATAGAGTCGCACATTGATATAATTCATCGTTATGATATTTGGGATTATTCATATCCGTATGGGTACAGACCACATATTATAACATGCGGAACATCCACTTATACCACCTCCACAGGTTTTGCTTCCGGTGGTTCTTGCGGTAGTGTAATGGATTGCTGTGCTGCTACTGCTGCTGGTTCTTTTACGAACAATAATATCGCAAAGGACGAGGGAATTACCGTTAAGGGAAGTGACGTTAATCAAAATTTTAGTGTGGGATACACAAGAGAATTAGAAGATTGCGCTCATGTCATTATTCTAAAGTTAAGCGGTATTTCTGATAATGGCATAGAAATCAAAGAACCCCTAACGGTAAAAACCAAACTGGAGTGTGTAACTTGTGGTGTAGTTTCCAAGTCAAATAATAGATTTTGCGGAAATTGCGGTACAAGTTTAAATATTTACTAATTTAGCAACCAACTACTATTTTTAAAGAAGAAGCGGAAATGAGTGGGGTAGTTCTAAGTATTCTGTGCCTGAAAAACAAGTTCCCAGTAGTGAGGACGAGCATATAGACTGGGGAGAGTTTAAGACTGATATTTATTGTAATAATGACCCTAATTTTGGTGGATAATGCTTAAAAGAATAAAAGATTATTTCTGGTATGAGGAAGGGAAAGTGGCCAACTTTTTTGCTATTGGTTGGGGATTTTCCAATACGTCATTTATTTGTATTCTTAAGTTTCCAATATTTATATGGGATTGTAAAACATTTTCTATTTCTAATGACAGTTTTTGTTATGGACTTCATTTTCGTTATGTAACCTTTTACTTTCGTATTCGCAGTAAAGAACAATGCCGTAAATCTGGTAAAAAATATTTATTCCATAATCAGTATTGGTGGAAACCTATTAATAAATTTTGTTATTTTGTTTCCCGTGAAGAAGTAAGGAATAGATTAACTGGAATAACTAATTTTCATTTAGGTAGATAATGATAGATTTCAAGCCAAATCCAGAGATAGCGATGAACCGGAAGGAGTTTAATCCTGATGTTCACAAGGCTATATATCGTTCAGATTATGCTGGTATTTTCTCTGAGATTGCGGCTGGGCGGTTGGAAGCTAAGTCTGCCTACAGATGGCTGTGTTTAAACGATTTGTTCTTTATCACGTATTTCGTTATGGAGAATCCCATAATGAACTGCCCATTTGGAGTTCAGGCTTGTGACATGGTTCAGGACAATGATCCATATACCGGATATGACGTTGAGATATGGGCTAGAGGACACCTTAAAAGTTTTACAATGACACAGGGACAGAGAGTCCAGAGGATTCTACAGAACCCCGAAACGTGCTCCCTAATTCTTTCCTATAAGAAACCTGCAGCGGATAAGTTCGTGTTTGCTATCATGCAGACGCTAGAGAAACCGATTTTAATACAAAGTTTTCCAGATATACTTTATGAGCGACCGTCTACGCAGAGTCCTTCTTGGTCTGTGCAGAACGGAATCATAGTAAAAAGGAACTCCACATCGAGGAAAGAAAAGACCGTTGAGGGCGCCGGTCTTTTAGAAGGTATGCCGACAGGTGGTCATTGGGACGATATGGACTATGACGATGTTGAGACCTTAGATACAGCCGGTTCTCCCGATATTACCACCGATCTAATTGACGCTTACGAAATGTCTAAGAACTTGGGCATGCCGGACGGTTCAACACGCAGAAGAATTATCGGTACATTCTATTCTCATTTTGGTTTGTTGTGCCATTTACGGGATAAAAAAGATATTAACGGCAATCCCCTGCATATGGTTCGGGTTATTCCTGCTACGGACAATGGAGAGAAGAATGGTAAGCCTATTTTCTTGGCGCAATCTGCGTTGGATGAACTAAAAACCGACACTTACTCTTTCAACACACAGCAATTATGCAATCCTACTCCTACTGCGGAGATAAAACTTAACTTCAACTGTTTAAGACCGATTGAGCACCAGTTTTTACCAAAGAACCGTTTGAAGTTCGTCTTGATTGACCCTGCTGGAGATGATGATGTCACGAAAGGGAAGAACAACGACAAATGGGCGATAGGTTGCCTTTCGATTGAACCCGTAATGGACGATTTAGGAATGTCCAAAGTATTTATAGAGGATATTGAATACGGTCAAATGGCTCTGGAAACGGCGATAGATACGGCTGTTGACGTTCATCTTAGAAACGGAAGGATAACGGGTACGGGTATTGAAAGAGTCGGCACAGACACAACCTATGACCATATCATAAGGGGTTTGAGGGCTAAACGAAGAAGGGCGGAGATTAAGAAATCCGAAAGAGATTTTGGGAATATTGTTTTGCTTTCTCCTGATGGGAAGAAAAAGACTCATAGAATCGAATCCTCTTTGGCCTATCCGTGGAACAACGGCATGATTTATTACGTTTCTCATTTAAGAGAGGACGTTTTAATGGCGATTAAAGACGAGGCCGACAAGTTCCCGTTTTTCCACGTTGATATACTTGATATGATTTCTTATATTTACAAACTCATTGAAAAGATGCAGTTCAATTTTCAGCTTCAGGCAGACGAAGATACGGAAGACGAGGATTATGATTTTCGTGATGAACCGCAGACTGGGCGTTCTATGATATCGGGGTATTAGGGGGAATTTTGGCTAAAGACATTAAGTGGCTCGAAAAGAATATTTCCAATATGAACATTGCCAACGACCTTGACGAAGACACACGCAATAAGGTTGCCGAGAAAGCGATTCGGGGTTATCAGATTGACGTAGCTTCCCGCAAGGAATGGGAAGACAAGGCCGAGGAGGGGCTGAATATTGCCCGTCAGGTCACAGAAACCAAGAACTACCCCTTTAAGAACGCCGCTAACATCAAATACCCCCTGATTGCGATTTCAGCTATTAACTTTGCGGCGCGTGTTTATCCGCAGATTATTCAGGGTTCGGATATTGTCAAGGCGCAGATTGTCGGACAGAACAACCCCGAAAAAGAGGCCAGAGCGAAACGGGTTTCCCAGCACATGAGTTATCAGCTTTTGGAGCAGATGTCCGAATGGGAATCCGACACTGACCAACTGCTGACCTCTCTCCCTGTTTTGGGAATGTATTTCAGGAAAACCTATTACGATCCGATTCTGAAACGGAACAGAAGTTTGGGGGTTTCTCCGCTGGATTTGGTTGTGAATCAGAAAATCAAAGATTTGGACACATCGCGCCGGATAACAGAAAAACTCTATCTGTATAAAAACGACGTGATTGAACGAGAACGCAGTGGTTTGTATTTTGAGAAAGTTTCCGAGGCAATGGAAAGCAATGATGATGAAAACAAAGCCGAACTTTTTCTGGAACAACACACATGGATAGACCTTGACGAAGATGGATATGATGAACCGTACATTGTGACGCTTCATGAGCAGTCTCGCAAACTGGCGCGGATTACCGCACGGTACGACGCAGAAGGCATACTGGAAAAGAAAAACAAAGTCTGGCGCATAGAACCGGTTCAGTATTATACGGATTACGGTTTTCTGCCAGATCCGAAAGGCGATTACTATAAGATCGGATTTTCTCATTTACTGGGAGCCATCAACGAAGCCATTTCCACCAACATCAACCTTTTACTGGATTCAGGACACTGGGCGAACACCCACAACGGCTTTATCTCGCAGGGGATTAGGTTTAAAGGCGGAAAACTGACCTTTGAGCCTAATGAATGGAAGACTGTTGACGTTTCCGGAGCTGTCTTAAAGGACGGTATCGTACCGCTCCCTACTAAAGAGCCTTCCACTGTTTTGTTCCAGCTTCTTGGGTTGCTCATTGAGACCGGAAAAACTCTTTCCTCCGTTTCCGAGACCATGACCGGAGAAATGCCGGGACAAAACACCCCTGCGACAACCGTTTTGGCGATGATTGAACAGGGCATGAAAGTGTTCAGTTCCATTTATAAGCGCGTCTATCGATCCTTAAAATCGGAATACAAGAAGCTCTATCGGTTGAACCGTCTTTACATGGATGAAGTTGAATACGTCAGGGTTTTGGATTCCGCACAGGCTGTTTTCCAGAGGGACTACGACCTAAACGACTTGGATATTGTGCCGACTGCCGACCCGACTATTTCTTCCGAAGCGCAGAGATTGGCGAGAGCGAGGGCAATACTTGATACGTCGGAAATGAATCCGTGTCCTTCAGGTAGAGTGGAAGCACTTAGGTATTACTACGAAGCAATAGGGGTGCCAAACTTGGACAAATTACTTCCAAAGCAGGAAGTTGAACAGGCTTTGAGTTCACCGCCTCCCGACCCGAAACTTATCGAAACACAGGCAAGAGTCATTCAGATGCAGGAGCAGTCTGAACACGCCCACAATAAAGATATGCGTGAGCAGGTGGAAATGGAAGCCAGGGTTGAATTGATAATGGCGCAGGTAGGTTTGACCAAAGCACAGGAATTGAAAGCCATAGCCGATGCCGAGGGTGTAGAGGCAGGGCAGAACATAGAGTCATACAAATTAATATCAGACAGGTTGAAACAAGAAACAGAGTTTGAACTTAGAAAAAAAGAGATAGGAGCAAAGAATGCAGAACAAGGAAATAACTCTGGAGATGGAGGCGGACGAACTGACGCTGTGGAAGAACAACCCGTCAACCCAGAAGGTGTTCAAGTTCCTGAAGGAGATGCTTCAATGGAACAAGGACAGTCTGGCGAGGGGTTCGACTTACAACAGGCTCTCGATGGAGCAGACAGCATTAGCGACATCCGAAGTATTGGGCAGAATCTCAGGTATGGAAACGCTGATGAATCTGCAGGTGGAGTCTAAAGAAGAAAACTCAAAGGAGGATTAGATGATTGTACCGAGTGGTCATCGGGTTTTAGTAACCCCCGACACCGTAGATGAAAAGCAGGGTAGTATTTATTTAGCGGTTGAAACAAAAGAGCGCAGACAGAATGAACAGGTCATGGGAACGATTGTCGCCATCGGCAAAACAGCATGGTTGGCATTTGACAAGGGTGAACCGTGGGCGGAAGTTGGACAGAGAGTATTTTACGCCAGAAACGGCGGGTGGCTGATTACAGACCCCGATACCAAAGAGAAGTTCGTTCTCTTAAATGACGAAGACATTTGCGCCACCATAGAGAAGGGAGAATAAGATGCCGGACGAACAAGAGACCAACGATAATGGTATTGATTATGAGAAAATTGCAAAGTCTAAAGGTTGGAAGCCTAAAGACGAATTTTCAGGTGAAGCGTGGATAGGTGCGGAAGAGTTTGTAAAGCGTGAACCGCTTTTTGAAAAGATAAAAGGTCTTAAATCCGAAATCAAGGAAGTTCATTCGAGTAATACCGAATTGAAAACGCTTGTTAGGACAATAACAGAACAGTTCAAAGAAGCAAAAGACGTTGCCGTTAAAAAGGCGATTGACGATTTAAAAGCTCAAAAGAAAGAAGCAATCGAAGTAGGCGATGTTGCTAAAGTCGAAAAGATTGACGAACAGATTGAAGCTCAGAAACAGATCAAAAAAGACGTTCCCCCTCAGGTGGAGATAAAACCGGAAATTAAGGAATGGATTGGGAAAAACAAATGGTTTGATGAAAACCAAAAAATGCAGAGATTCGCTCTTTCCTTCAATAAGGCGTATACCGCCGACAACCCCGAAGCGTCCTTGAGTGACGTTTTGGAAGAAACCGAAAAGGCAGTCCGTATGAGATTTCCAGATGAATTTAAGAGCAACGCGGCTCGTCAGGAGCAAGCATCACCAGTGGAGTCACCTTCTAGCGAAGGGAAAACAAAAGTCAAAGGTTATGGGCGGGACAGATTAAAAACCGATGAACAACGCATGGTTTATGACCAGTGCAAGAAGCACGGCGTTTATACCGACATGACAGAATATGTTAAACAATTAGAGGCACAAGGAGCATTAGAATAATGGCAGACGAAACATTGAAGAATGAAAGACCGGACAGAAGCGAGAGAAAACGTGTTCCTCTTGGACAGAGAAACAGAATATCATTCAATACCGAAGAAGGTTATCACTATCACCTTATCAACGATAAGGACGGTAGATTGCAGAAAGCAATAGAAGGTGGATATGAATTTGTCGAATCAGACAAAAATCTAGGCGACCCGATTGTGGGTACGGCAAAGAAAATGGGTAAAAATGTTTCTATGCCTGTCGGGAATGGAACCACCGGATACCTCATGCGTATCAAAAACGAATGGTATGACGAAGACCAGAAAGCGAAACAAAAACTGGTTGATGACTCTGAAAAAGCTATGCAACGAAAAGGCAAAAACGAATACGGCGAAGGTTTGGTTGACGAAAAACTATAACCTCTTTCTCTCCTTATAATCTTTAAGGAGAAACAAATGAGTAATTCCAACAAGCCTTTTGGGTTCCGTTGGGTAGGTTCGCTTTCCGGCGCACCTATTTCCGGCTCAGTCCAAAAGTTTTATACTGACGATTCCACCGCCTTTTATGTCGGTGATACCGTTATGACACAAGGTACAACGGGTCAGGTGTATGCAGATGACTGCTTACGTCCCGCCGTTGTGAAAGCCGCTAACGGCAGTGTAGTTCTTGGCGTGGTGGTAGGTTTTGAACCTCTCCCCGCAAGTCCAACTCTGCGTTATCACACATCCTCAACCGCACAGTATGTCCTTGTCAATGTTGACCCGATGGCTATTTACGAAGTTCAGGGCGACTCGACTGTATGGACAGCAGACGACATCGGCACGAATGCCGCCATTACCGTATCCACGGGTTCTACAACCACAGGATTAAGTAATGCTGTTATTACGTCACCGTCTGAATCTGCTTCAGCGAGCGTGTTGATTGTCGGTCAGGCTCCCTATGCGAACAACGAAATGGGAGCTTATTGTATCTTTTTAGTGAAAATGAACTTGAACCAGTACGCCAACGGCGCACTCGGAATTGAATAAGGGAGGAAATGAATTATGGCTATTATCAACACTGGTAATTTTCCTGCCGCATTAGTTCCGTTGCAGGTTAAATGGTTCGGTGAAGTTTACAACGAGTATAAGGCGGAATATCCCGCACTTTTCGATGTAGAGAAATCAACACGGGCTTATGACGAAGAAAGCGGTATCATGGGTTTCGGTCTGGCTTCTGAAACGGGTCAGGGCGAATCTGTAACCTACGATGAAGCACGTCAGACCTACACCAATCGTTACATCCACAAGAAATACACCAAAGGTTATATCGTTACTGAAGAAGCGATTGACGACAATCAGTATGATATTTCCGTTCTTGGGAAACGTGAAGCAAGGGCATTGGCTTTTGCTATGCGTCAGACAATGGAAACATTGGCGGCTAATGTTTACAACAGAGCTTTCAATGCCTCTTATACGTTTGGTGACGGTGTACGCCTTTGCGTAACTAACCATCCTCTTTTCGGCGGTGGAACGTGGTCTAACGTCCTGTCGATCAGTTCTGACTTGTCAGAGGCCGCTTTGGAACAGGCTTACATTGACATCTCCGGCTTTACGGATGACAGAGGAAACAAGATTGCGATTAAACCCAATTCATTGATTGTCACACCGACCAATGAGTTTGAGGCACATCGTATTCTGAAATCCGTTCTGCGTGTGGGTACAGGCGACAACGACACCAACGCCCTTAGAGATATGGGTGCTTTTCCTGGTGGCGTGAAAGTCAATCATTACCTGACCGATTCTGACGCTTATTTCATTCGGACAAACTGCCCTGATGGAATGAAGATGAAAGAACGCAAGGCAACTTCTTTCGGAGCCGACAACGACTTCGATACAGCCAATGCGAAATTCAAGGCTTCTTTCAGAGTGTCATTTGGTGTGACCGACCCAAGAGGAATATTAGGGTCTGCTGGCGTATGACATTAAGTATTTAATTTAATTGCCAAATCACCTATCCGTAAGGAGGACAACTTGGCTAAATACAAAACTCCAAAAGAGTTACATCCACTTTATCAATCTTGGTCGTGGATGAGAAGGATGTCTAAAAAGTATGTTTTAAGTGATGATTGGAAAAATGATTTTTACTGTTTCGTAAACGAAATGGGAGAACGACCAAGTAATCAATATAAAATATACAGAAAAGACAAAACAAAAGGTTATTGCAAAGAAAACTGTGAGTGGAGAGAGATTATTCCTAACGAAGATAAGTCAACTTATCAAAAACTTTGGAGGAAACGAAATCCAGAGAAAGCTAAGAATAACGACTTAAAGAAGATGTACGGAATAACTTACGATGACTTTAAAACCATGCACGATAAACAAGAAGGATTATGTGCGATTTGTGGACAACCAGAAAAATATAACGGTTCGCTTGCTATTGACCATAATCACAAAACTGGAAAAGTGCGTGGGTTGCTTTGCACGAACTGTAACAGGGCGTTAGGTTGCTTTATGGATTCTACTGATAATTTAAAAAATGCACTTAGCTATTTAGAAACCTACCGTGTCTAAAATTTAACTAAGGGGTGGGGAAACCTGCCCCTTTAAAATCTCTTTAATGAGAAGGGTTGTGCGATTCAATCCAAGGAGAAACAAATGAGTAGACTAACAAATAGGCCGGGCGGAATACGGTCAAAAGCCGGTATGGTTTTGGGTATTTTAACCGCAGAACCTACTTCGGCTGAATCAGAAAATTATACAACTTACGTTGGTTCCGGTCTGACAGATTTCGGCGGTCTATGGATGGAATCAGACGGTCTGCATTGGAGCTACAACGGAACGGAAAAATATATTTCCGAAAGCTATTCCGGTAGTGGCGGTGGAACGGGTGTAGGCGACCTTGACGGTGTTTATTCCAATGGTCATACGATTACATTGGATGAAGGGGCTGTTCGTTTAAATGACGCTACAACGTCCACAGCTAATTCTTTTGAGATAGTTCAGAGTGGGGCGAAGTCCGGCAACCTGATAGACGTAGCCGTCAATGCCGCACTGACCGGTAATGTCATTGATATAGACATGAACTTGGGTCTTGCGTCTAAGGCGATTTATATTGATGCCGGTGCTGGAACAAAAACCGCTAATTTGATTGACGTTAAGCATGATGGTGACGGCAACATTGATGTGTTCGGCGTGACAGCTACGAATACGGGTTCTGGTGCGATTTTCGATATAGACATGAACGGACTTGCGACCGGAGAAGTCATTAATGTGGATATGAACGCCGCTGTCGGAGCGAAGTTCCTTTATGTTGACGCCGGTGCGGGTACGAGAACTGCCGACCTGATTGACATTAAACACGATGGTGACGGCAATGTGGATGTAATGAACATCACCGCCACGAATACTGGTACGGGTGCTATATTTGATATAAGCATGGATGGTGCGGGTTCGACTTCGGGTGTGTTGCTTGTTGACATGAACGCCGCTGTCGGTGCTGAATTTTTATCTCTGGATGTTGGCGGTGGTATCAGAACCGCTAACCTTTTCGACATTACCTACGATGGTTCGGGTGCTGTGGACTTCATGGCAATTACCGCAACCGATACCAGTTCCGGTCATATCTTCGATATTGACATGGGCGGTTTGCACACAGGCAACGTCATTGACATTGATATGGATGCGGCTGTTGCTTCTAAAGCTATCTATGTTGATGCGGGTGGCGGGACACGGACGGCTGATTTAATCGGTGTCAAGCATGACGGTGACGGTAATGTTGACGTTATGGATATTACCGCAACCAATACCGGTACAGGTGCGATTTTTGACATTAGTATGGACGGTGACGGGTCTTCCAGTGGTGTATTTGCAGTGGATATGAACGCCGCCGTGGGTGCTCCTTTGATGGCGATTGATTGCGGTGCAGGAACGAGAACGGCTGATTTGTTTGATGTGACCTTTGACGGTGACGGGAATGTGGGTGTCATGGACATCGACTGCACCAATACCGGTTCGGGTAATCTGTTAGACGTTGACATTGACGGTATCCACACCGGAAATATTTTAGACATTACTTATGGTACGGCGGCTTCCACCGGTGACGCTATCAAAGTCACAATGGGAACTAATGTAGCCGGTTCTGCTGTTGTGTTGGTTGGTGCTGGTGCAAGGTCTGACGATTTAATCAAGATTGATGACGGCTCTACGGGTTCCGGTCATATCTTCGATATTAATTTAACTGCGGCCTATACGGGAAATGTCATTGATATTGCAACGGGAAATACGACTGTGGCGGCGGCTCCGATTAATATCACCAGGGGGACGGGAACGAATACGGCGGCTTCGATTGCGATTACTGATGCCGGCACTTCTTCCGGTGGTGTCATTGATATTAACGTATCAGGTATTGCGACCACGGCGGCTGTTTTGGATATTACTTACTCGGCGGCGGCTACCAATGACGCAATCGCTATTACGACTGCTGATGCTGTTGCGGCTTCCGCTTTAGTGCTGACGGCGGCAGGTGCAAGAACCGATGACCTGATTAAGATTGTTGATTCCTCTACGGGCAATTCCCATACATTCGACATTGACTTCTCCGGTGTCTATACCGGCAACTGTCTGGATATTACATACGCTTCGGCGGCGGCTACCGGAAACGCCATTGACCTGAATATGGGTACTAACGTAGCGGGTATGGCTATTGACATTGCAACTGCCGCAACCGGTACGAACAATGAAGGTTCCGCAATCAACATCACTCATACGGGTAATCTGGTTGAAGGTGCTTGCGTTCTTAGACTGGATACGACTTCTAATCCCGCCAATGCTGACGGCAATATTGTTGAGTTGATTCAGAGAACCGGAGCAGGTCAGGCAGGGAATAACCTTCTCTATTTGAGTGCCACAGGTACGAATGTTGAAGCTATCAAAGTTGATGACGGTGCTGTTGTATTTGATGAAACCCTGACCGTTACCGGTGCTTGTACGTTTTCTTCTACGATTACGTACAGGGACAAGACCGAAACCGTTGCCGCTACCAATGCCATTTCTGCTGACGAGTCCGGTTCCGTGTTCTTCCTGAGTCACGCTACGGAATTTGTTTCTACACTTCCTGCTCCTACGGCTGGTTTGCATTTCACCTTTATCGTTGCCAATGCTCCCGAAACAGATTCCTACACAATCGTTACCAATGCTTCTGCTAATATCATTGTCGGTAACGCTTCTTCTGCCGAGGATGCGGCTGGTAGTTGTGATTTTGAAGCGTCCGGTTGCGACACGATTACCTTCGTGGATGGCAAGGCTGTTGTTGGAGATTGGGTGGAATTGTTCTGTGATGGAACGAACTGGTTTACCAGAGGTTGTTCAAGCGTACAGGATGCCATTACCTTTACTACCGCATCCTAATAAATAAAAAAGGAGAATTTAGATGACGGAAAAATTGAAAGAGAAACTTGAGGCAAGAAAAGCGGAGTTACAGGCAGATTTTGATTTTCTTGGAGAAACCATAAAGGTTCTTCAGAAAGAAATAGCCGACAAACAACGACAGATTCAGGCCGGTCAAGTTGCTCAGGTTCAGATTTCAGGCGCATTTCAAGAAGTTAATAAACAACTAAACTAACCAAACGCCTTTGGGGGTGTGGCGGAAACACCCCCGCTTTTAAATGCTTAAAGACGATAATTACATAAAAGGTGATCCGTTAGCAATTTGCGATTTATGCAGTTTGCAGTTTCACGCTTCAGAATTAAAGAAAATGTGGAACGGTCTGTACGCTTGCAAAGATGATTGGGAGCCTAGACCGGAATACGAAACACCGAATAAGCCGTCTAAGCCTAGAAAACTTCCTTTTACACGACCAGAAGGAAACGACAAATTTATGACTGTTGCCGAGAGGAATCCTGACTTGCTATGAAGATAGCCTCTTTAAATGTAAAACCATATTATAATACTGACTCAATAGCTGAAGGTATTGCTACTGATGATATGATGGACTGTATTTTAGAGGCGGTTCCAGGCGAGGGCTTTATTCCCCGCAGGAGACCG